CGCCTATCGGCCGCCCCCACTCTATTAATTTACTAGCTAGAAGCTTGGCAACCATAGATAAAGGTTGCATCGTCCCAGCCAAAACTAAAGCGGTTAACTACTTTATACTTAGCCACTTCAGTGTCGAACATCTTTTCTGATTCGAGTTCTGCCTTACGGCGATCAAACCAGGTCAAGAAGTTCTTCATCCTCTGGCGATCAACCATAAACCAGGCTTTACTGTTTTTAAGGAAAGGATATTCAATAACATTCACAGAACCCTTCCAGATGTTCACATTATTGTCCGAAGTGTCCGGTTCTTTATCACTGTCTGCGATTACCAGAGCAGCTTTACGTTTTACCGGAGGCACGATAAGAGTATCTGGATTAGTGGCAAGTAAATTGCCCTTATCATCTGTCCACTCTTTCATTTTATTACGAACCTTTTCTACGTTGTCAGCATTAAGGTCAAGGTCGTCCGCATTCCCCCAAGTATCGGAGTTAGACGGAGACAGTTCGTGACTGCTCGAACAAAGAGCAGCCCCGTCAGGACCCGCATAGAGAGAGTCAAACGCATTGTTAAATACGCTTGCACCATAGAACTGACGAGTGTAGTAAATCGATTGAGACAGATTCTTGACCTTCTTCTTAATCTCTGCGTAGAGATCATCATCAAGAAGTTCTCGCTCGATTTTAAGGCCCTTCGAGAACTTACGGTGGGTGTATGTCATTTTCCACCCCTTATAGACATCCTCGTAAGCTACTTGACGTCCAGAGTCATCCCAAGGCTCCATCAGTCCAAGCGATCCAACACCCAGACTAAATTCTTGAGCCTTTTTAGACGTTTCCATATTATAGAAAGTATCTAAAAAGTCGGGAAGATTATCCTTGTGCTTGTCGAATATAGTTCTAAGTCCAGGGAGTAATAGATCTCCCCAGTTATCTGAGATTATCATTCTTTTTCACCTCACCTTATTATTAATTTAGTCTTACAGATGTAATGGACCATTAAGCATTACGTCCAACATCTTGGCTTTGGGATTAACACCTACTACCTTAATTGGGTTCTCAGTTGCACTAAGAGCCTGACCAACATCTACTTTCAGACCATCAGAGTCTACTTTAGCTCCTACAGAACCTACGTTAATACCAGCGGAGTTTACATCAGCTGACAACAACAGAGCTTTAGTTTCGTCTGTTGTTTTAGAGTCAATAGCTCCAATCCAAGAAATAGTATTACCACTATCATCAGCTTCAGTAATCGTTCTAACGTGTCCTGCACCCGGACCCTCATAAATAAACATAAGAGTACCACGGATATTATTTTCGTTAGTTACTGCGGCAAGATCAAGACGAGTAGTAGTACCATCACTAGCGCCTTGAATTTCTTCGACGTTAGTGAAAGTTACTCGATAGATATTCCCGGGATTATCATAGACCATACCAAAGGTCTTTTTATCACTAGGATTATCATCCTGTGCAATACTTTCGGCCATTACTCCCACAAGAATATCTTGATCAATTCTTTGTGAATCAGTAAAAGGGATCAGTTTACCACAATCAGTGGCAGCTTGACCCGGATATTTAAGAGCTACCAACTGTCCTTTCTTAAAAGCCTGGTTAGGCTTAAGTTCGTAAGGAACAGGGTTGCCAGAGAATCCGAACTTATTATAATTAAACTCGAATCCTACAGTAGTTCTTTCAGCTTCATAACTCATTGATTGTCACCTCACATCGGGGTTTAGTTTCCTCGAGCCTTCTTTTGTTTTTCAAGACGCTTCTTCGAAGCGGCATATTCTTTTAAAGGTAGGCCCAAGTTTCTTGCTAATTGTTTTTCTTCTTTAGTCAGTGTACTACTTTGAGTTTCGGCCCCACCTCCCGATCCAGGTACTTCAGGCTTAGTCTTACCTTTCTTCTTCCGACTAGCCAGTACTTTTTGTTCTAGGTCCTTATTTACGTCAATCTTACCTTCTAAGATAGCTTCGCCTAGAACATATTTCATAGCAGGCTCAAAGTTCAAGGCTGCTCCATTCTTAGCAAAAGCATCAATCTGAGACTCATATTGTTTAACCATGGGATTAGACATAAATTTCTGCTTATCACGGTCATATTGAGCCATGTTTTTAGTCTGCTGATTTTCTTCCTCCATGGTTTTTAAACGTTGTTCCATAACCTGGTTCTTCTGCTCATTTTCAAGGATACGATTAGCTTCTTCTTCAGATATCCCCCATTCATCAGCTCTAGCCTTAACTTGAGCCTGTTGAACATGAGTAATTATCTTATCTGCATCCATTCCCGTGATACTTTCTAGTTGTCCTAGTTTATCACTAACCTGCTTATATTGTTCTTGAAACTGTCTTTCCTTTCTTGCTAACCTATCTTGAACTATTCTGTTAACATCCTCTTCGGTGAAAGTTTTTCCAGGTTTTTCTTTAGGGGTCTGTTTATAACGAGGTTCTTTAGAAGGTTCTTCCTCCTTTTCAGGTTCCTCATCTTCTTCCTCCTCATCAGACTCCTCATCCTCACCAGATTCATCGTCTTCATCGGACTCATCAGACTCCTCTTCTTCGTCGCCTTCATCGTCATCTTCTTCGTTCCCAAAGATTTTCGATATCTCATCTTCATAATCAATATCTTCTTCAGGAGCATCCACATCATCCACCTCGGTGTCAGGTGGTTCTGGCTGTTCTGTTTTTCCGCCACCGTTTGCATACAAAATACCCAATAAACTTAACCACTTATTCATGATTTACCTCCGTTTTAGCGCCGTCGCGCATAAAATGTTTTTACCGGCTTCCGCCGTGGTCTTGCTGCATGCTCTGTCTTACCAAGTTAACAACATTCATTTGTTCATTTTCACTAAGATTCAAAAACTGTTCTGCAGTTTCTGGGTTAGATTCAAATAAAGCTTCCAGATGAACAGCAGCAGCTTCTTCTAAGGCTTGGTCAGCTTGAGCTTGAGCTTCGGCATTAGCATCAACTTCTACAGCTTGTTGTTCCTGTTGATGCTGTTGCATCATAGCTTGTTGTTCCTGTTGCATCTGCTGTTCCATCTGCTGTTTTCTTTCTATAGCCTTCTTCTTAAGATCCTCATAAGGCGGGAACTTTCCACGATCAATCACATACCAGAAGGTTTCCTCATCAATGAGTTGTGTTCCAAACAATTCCTTGGCTATCTCCAAGTAGAACATCCGGTCGGAAGGCATCGTGGTAGAAGCCTTACAGAAAGAATCATATTGAGGAGAATAGATTTCATAGTCTTCTCCCAGCTCATAACCCTCAAGTTCTGCATGTTCAAGTCCTCCCCAGGATTCAAACTCTTCCCAGGTCATGTCAGTACTAGGAGGTCCATAAAAATAGACTTTTCTAAATTGCTTAGGGTCATAAGTTCCATATTTGGGTCTTTGTTCATCTTTACCTCTTGTTTGGTCATCATCCCTCCTATCTTCACCTAAGATTCTATATGCTCTTTGTTCAGTATAACATAATGTAATAAGGTTATTAAGATATGTTCCCAGTTGCTGATAACCTTCTATAATAGTTTCTTCAGCTGACCTTAATCTAACTTGAGCTCTAGCAGCTAAAAGGTCTAACGCCCTAAACGCAGTTACACTTCCTGGAGTTCTTCCTTGAGAAATATCAAACCTACCTACTAAAGTCTCCATAATATTCTGAAGCCTAGAAGTTTCTCCTGGTAAAGACTCAGGAACGCCCTTACTATGCAACCTATTAACAGCATTGGGGTCTTTAGCGGGAATCCATACTCCAGGCATATTACCGTATTCTTCAATCATTTTCTTCTGTCTGGGAGTAAAAGCATTCTCCATGTAAAGAGTCTGACCCACAACCGATTGCATGTGAGCTTCAATGATAAGTTCTGCTGATTTATTAAGAGTCATTTGAGGATTCTTAAGAGCGTAAAGTTCGCCGAACCCCCAAACACTATTTTCTCGAGGATATCTGACTTTAAAATTAAACGGAAAGACGGGGTCTTCATCTGGCTCATAATAAACGTAATTATCATGTCCTAAATATTTACCTTCTTCTCCGGCCCACCAAATAACGTGTAAACCAGTACCCTCGTTCTTTTCGCCTTTCTCAGTGATAAGAGGTTCACCTTTATACCAAGTTTCTACTAAAAGAGCTCTACCTTCTCCATGTTCTGCTAAAGCAAGAGTTCCTACTTCTTCTCCAATAATTAAATCATCATCAATTAAATCTTCATCTACTTCCACACCAAACTTTTCCTTAATATATTCCTGTGTGGGATAATAAGCTTTATGGATACGGCGTCCTTCTTCTATGTTCTGAAAACACCTAGCATCAGGAAATATTGATTTTGGGTGTGGAGAGGTAATCCTGATCTCACCTTCCCAATGGTTAGGTCCTCTTCCTCCCCTCCAAGAAGGATCCCAAAAGGGATGCCATATCCCCGTTCCATAACTAAAGAAATACCTTAACCACTTAGCTCTTTCTTCCTGGAACTTATTCTTATAGAACAGGAATTTTTTAAGATCAGTCATAACTGAAGACCCATACTCATCCTGAGGATTTTGTGGGTGGTCTATTAACTGAATCTCTTCCGCAAATTCTGCTACTAAACCTTCAATAAGAGCAAAGCTAATATTTTCTACACTATTAGGTCTGGCCTTCTTTTGAGTGGGAGTTCTAAGGATTTGACCTGTTGGTCCTGTTAAATCCCAATGATCACCTTTATAAAGCTTATACATCTCTTCAAACTCATCAGTAATAGCAGATTTATGGTCTTTATCCAATTCAAACCAATCTCTACACTTTTGTACTTCTTCATAATGTTTATCAAGGTTTTGGGATTCAGATGAAAGTTTTATAACAGCCATAATCAGTTACCTCCTCATTCCCATCAACATAGCTAACCTTTTTCTTAGAGCTAGCTGGTCTTGTTGGGCTTGTGGATCAGGCTGAGGCATCTGCTGAGAAGAAGGCTGTGGTTGAGGGTGCTGAGGCATAGGTCCTGTATGTGCACCCGCCTCCCTGGGACTATGGGTTATAGAAGGAACAGGACTTCCTGTCTGAGGAGCCTGTTGTTGAGGTTGTGCGTATTGTTTTGGAGGAGCCATTGGGCTGGGTTGTCCTGCTTTAGCTTGAGGGGGTTGTTCTCCTCGTAAAAGGTAAATTGCCCAAGAAGGTACTCCGCGCTCTTTGTCTTTATTAGGTTTTCTATTTCTAGGCATTGCATCTCTACGTCCATCGGGTCTTCCAGGATTTCTTGGAATACCGGAAGCAGGTTCTTGAGTACGAGAATGATCTATTTTAGTTCCTGATCTAAACCTCGTGCTTCCACCATGTCTATCAGGCATAATTTTTACCTCCTTACAAATTCTACTTCTTTAACATCAATCTCATATTCAGGGGTTAAAGTACCCTGAACTCTCACTGATACTGGTTGTCCCGTAGCCAGATAAGTTAGTTCTTGGGGACAAAGATGTCTAGGTATGATGGTGGGACTAACTTCTCCGTCACACCTTTTGTAAGTTTTCTCAAAAATCTCTGGTTTACAAGGATACTGTTCTCCTGCAACTCCTGTGATAACATAATCTCCGGGATTAGCTGTCATAGTCCCTTCGAGAGTTTCTATCTTCCGTTTTTTATCGGTTTGATAAGCTTGAACTACCACGGGTTCTTTAACAAAATATTCTCCCTCTGGTTCATCCTCTATCTCTTCTTCCGGTTCATCGTCTTCTACAATATCTTCTTCTTGTTCATTTACTTCATCTTCAATCTCTTCTTCAGGGTCGAGTTCCTCTTCGGTTAAAAGTTCTCCTTCGGTAGGTTCAGTAGTCTTTTCTACTTCTTCATCGTCTGCCATGTGTCCAAATAAACAAGCCCTCATTTTCTTCTTGCTGGTATACTCCTTTTTACAAGTCGGACATGCATAATTGCTACTAGCCATCACTACAGCCTCCTAACTAAAGAATGTTTTTATACCTTTTCTCTTTTCTTCTTCATCTAAGTCTTCCTGTTCCGGAGTATCTTTGCTTACAGCATCATCGTCTGGAAGACTTCTTCTTTCTTCTTCATCCGCCTCAAGAATAGCATCATCATAGGCTTTATCATAAGCTCTTTTTGCAGCTTCTTGTTTGCGAGCTTTCATTGAGACGGTGGTATAATATAACAAGGTTTGAAGTTCTCTTGATATAAACCCTATTATATAACCTATCCCAAAAGCGGCGAGCATAGCTAGATATATGCTCATAACTAAAGCCTCCTTTATTTTTTCTTTTTAGGTTTTGAAGAGGGCCTCTTCTTTCCTTTGGACGCCTTATTCCACTCATCTACATCAACGCCTTTCTTCTCTAATTTCTTTTTATTTGCATTAAAGAATTTGCGTTGTTTTTCAGATTTATATGGCATCTCTCCTACCCTCCTTTAAGAATAGAATGTTAGACCACCAAAACTACCAGCATCTTCTAACTCGTCCCTGTAATCTTCTTCATCAAAACTAGAAGGGTGATCCCACTTCCCTCGATAATGGCCCGCCATAATCAGTTCACTATCTGAACTTTCTGGACGACCCATAACTAAATATCTATCAGTATCTTGGGGGTGGTGTTCTGATTTATTTGAAATATCCTCGGGGTTAGTTGGACTTTGTTCACAGGCAGGATATGTTCTTATAGTATTAGCACATCCTCGAGTGAACCGTAGTAAAGGAGGAATATTATTACCCTCCTCGTCCTGATAAACTGCCAGCCACTGATGAAGTCTTCTCCAACCATTAGCTAGGTCATTGTCTCCTCGAAGTAAGTGCAATCCAAACTCCGAAAATATTTCCGCCGTACTTTGTCCTGTACTACTCTGTTTATTCCAAGCTGAAGGGTCAGCTCTTATACTCATTATATTCTCTGGAACACCGTAAGGATCTTTACTCATCTCAATAATTGTTCTAGCTTGTTCGGGGTCTGCTACTTGGTGTGGATAGTATTCCCTGTAACCGATAATTCTAGGGGGTTTTCCTGGGAATATCGCATACCACTTGAAACAAGCTCTAGACCCATAACCGGGGTCATAAGCACAATGTATTTGACATTCAGGAGGGGGATACCATCCTGGTTCGTTTATAACATGCATATCGGGGTCCCACTGCGGGAAGAAAGCTCCCTCACCAACAGTAAAAGCATCGTCCATAGTTTCAGGATATTCTGCTCTATATGTATTAGGTAAATCCGTTTTAGTATTCTTATGCCATTCCTCGGTCCTTCTAGGATCAGACCTCCAGCTTAAGAATATCGGTACAAAACTATTTTCCTTGTTAATAGCATCATTCCACACTTTTTCAAAGAAAGTTCCTCTTCTCCCCGTACTCAGTCCTATAACCTTACCCCCGTCAGGACGGTTAATCGAGGGGTAGGCAGCACTGTATATATCTTCTGCAAAAGGCTGGAACGCCCACTCATCAAGAATTACCAAACTAGCGGTAAATGAACGACCTGAATCTTTAGAAGCAGTCATACTCTGAAACCAAGCTGCTTCTCTATCCTGATGTTCTATTGTGACTGATAATGAGGTAGACGACCAAACTAAACCTTTCCAGCCTCTAGGTTTATTTTTCTTCTCTACGATCATCCAGTCAGGTAAATATCTTAAAATAAACTCTACCCTTCTTACTAGCTCTTTAGAATCAAGTTCTCGTTTACTTAAAGCAATGGCGGAGAATCCAGGATTAAAAACCATCATCCATACCGCGTAGGATAATGCCAACCAGGTTAATCCTAGCTGACGAGCTTTAAGAACAATAATAAGTCTTTCAGTTAAGAATGTTCCAACGACGTTGGACTGAGCAGGCCACATTTTAAAGGGGATCGCCAAGCCTACCGCATCCCTATCCTCAATCTTAACTGCCTCCTCTATGAACTCCAGACAATTCCGTCTCCACCGCTCAGCTTTAACTTTCTGCTTAAGTTCATTAGAATGTGGCTTAAGTTGATCCATCAACTCGTTAAGGTTCTTCTTAGCCATGACTATCCCCCTAGTTTATCAGCCATCTCTTCTAAAGTTTTTAACTCTTCATCAGAAAGTTGCGTAAGGTCTATATTATAATTAATATGTTTTTCTGGTTCACCAACGTTTTCATAACGGTCTCTATATTTATCTGGAAGAGCACCTTTTAATAGTAATGTTAGTAGTTGGTCTGAATATTTAGGCTTATCACCAACATGGACACCTTCGTAAAAGATAGGTTCTGTCCAACCTTCTACAGCTCTACGACGGGCTTCTTGTTCTAGTTTATCATGGGCCATTTCTTGTGCTTCACAAAACTTCTCAGCATATTCTGGTTCTTTCATCCATTTAAAGTGAAGACGTCTAGTGATACGAGCTGCTTTAGCAGCTGCACTGATAGTTCCAGCTTCGGCATAGGCTTTAAGAAAAGCATTCTGTCTTGCCTGTTTAGCCGAGATTAACTGCTCTTTAGTTTGACCCTTAACCATCGGAACTACCTCCTAGCTATTTTCTTTTACAAGCTCTATCAGTTCATCTTTTTTCATTTTCTCGTCATACTCAACTTCCATCTCATCCAACATACCCGTAAGTTCAGCTTTCTTAAGCTTATCCAAACTATTAGTCTCTTCTTTAACTCGAGCGTTCTTAAATTTTCTAATTCCAAAAAGTGCCATAGTATTTTACCTCCTGAAGGTTGATATTTTTCGCATTAAAACAGCCACCAGAGGTGGCCGCTGTAATATCAGGTTACGATTGTCTATAAACAGAAAAAAAGTTGAAGACCTTAGTTATATTTTAACGCATATCGCTTGAAATGTAAATAGGTTTTCCTAGAGGAAAATTCAGACAAGAGAACCCGGGAGGCAAGTTCCCGGGCTTCTTGTGAGCTTTAGTAAGGAAGGAAAAAACTTTTAATTATTCCTCTTCTGCGGATTGAGCAGCTTCGATTGCTTTACGGACCTTCTTAAGTTCGTCTGAGCCTTCATCCCATTCATACTTAGCTTTAGGACCAAAACCTTCTACTCCTGTGGCGGGAGCCTTAAAACCAGCTTCCCTTATAAGAGCCCTAAGCTTTTGAGGCCTCATGTCGTACTCTTCCGCAAGCATTGCAATTGTTACCTTGTCTCCACCTTTTGCTTTACCTTTCTTAGCCATTCTAACTTCCTCCTTTTTTATTTTGATTAATTATATTATAACATAAAGATTATAAGATGTAAATAGGTTAATTCTCCTTTTTTTCTTCTTCCTCGGGAGTATTATATATATCTAAATTTAAATCCTTAAATAGAGCAACATTCTTAGGGTCGGAGTCCTTATCAATTACAATCCTCATCTGGTTTGGAGTCACTATGTTAATCTCGTCTTTCTTGTACATTATTCCACCCCGCAACCTTTTTAGCATTCTCATAGTAAGGCTTTTTAACCAATAACATCGTAGGGGTTATTTCTTTTAAACCCCCTCCTCTGGCTTTAAGAGTTTGTCTGTATGCTACCCACAAACCTCTGTAGTATTGCAACCTATTATATATCATCACATACCAATAATGAAATTTAAATCTAATCATTTTTATCATCCTCCAAATTCACCTCCCATCAGACCCGAAGGTTTAATATGAGGGACTAATTTAACAGACCGAGGGTATTCTGCTAGTATGTCATTAACATTCTTTACTCCTAAGTCTTTTCTTGGTACATAACTCTCACAGTTAGGACAAACAAACCTGGATCTATCGCTTCCTTTAAATAGACAATGTTTTTCTACAGTCCAGTTTTTTAGTTTTCCCCGTTGAACAAACTCTATAATAGTTCGGTCTTGAAACTCCCTCGCTAATCTTACACATTTACAGGTTCCACATTCTAACAGAGTTCTTGGCTTCAACATTCCATCATAGAAAATAGGTTTGGAGTCTCCTAAAATAAGTTCCAAACCATACTCTTCGTTTAATTCGTAAATACTCATTCTTTATTCGCCCCCCATCCAACTTGTAATAGCATCAGCGATATGCTTTTTAATTACTTCTTTATCTTTTTTAGAGCCTAAGTATTTGAATATCCCACAAAGTAGTTCATCAGTAACGTGTTCTGCCACATCATGTATATCCAGTTTAGTTATTACATTTAAATCTCCTTTAACATCTTCTCTAATACTTATCTGTCCCAACTCAGGCCCCGAGAACCAAGAATCGTTAACTACTCCAGGCTCGAACCTAGGGTTTGTTTCATGTTCTCTTTCTAACGCAGTTACTCGTTGCATAGTTCTTCCTAAGTCTCTGGTTAATAGCTTATCTCGTTCTTCTAAATATACCAACCGTTTAAGTATTTCTCCCTGTTTTTTCCCTATAAGCTCCAGCCACTCAGTATAATTATCAAGCCTAGCCTTAACGTAGGTTTCAAGTCTTTCCAAGTCCTTTTTAACCTCATTAGCAGTAACCATCTTATACTCATCCTCCATTCTCTTTTCCCAGATTTTCTTCAAAGTTGGTAATAACATATCAGCGAACTTATTAGGTGTTATCTCTGCCACGCTTCGAGTCCTCCCTCCGCTTAGCCACCCTGTCTTTAAAGTCCTGTGGAAGACCCGGATCTCTCATCAGTATCTGAAACCTCTCTTCCGAATATTCTTCTAGGCTTTTTCCTAACTGTTCCTGCAATTTCTTTAAAGGAGGCCTTAAGTTTGTCATAATTTCTGGATTAGTACCGGGCCAATACTCCGGGTCCATAAAGCGGTGCAATATGAATTCAAACGCCCCGATTTTCGATACTAACACTTTAAACTTGTCTTGCATTCTTTTATAGGATTTATGAGCTGCATCTACTTCCCATATTAACCATACCATTAATCCCATATTGATTAACAATACTACTCCTACCACAATTATCAATGTAGTCATTATGTCCTCCTTTTCTTAGTTCCACCGAGCTTTACGGTGGTCTATAATAGGTATTGCTTCGGGGTCTTCTTTATTTGCTTCCATAGTTATCAAGGTCAACATTTCTTGGCGATAATCAGAACTTACCCTTTTAAGCAACATCATCAATATCCAACTTATCTTAGCGACGATAGACTCTAGGTTTTCTTCAGGATCATCACTCCCTAATAATATTTTCTCATCCTTTTCACAACTTAACATTAACGTAAAGTTTTCAAAGTTTGTACTCATAACATTATTCACCCCTCGCTTTCTTTAGCTCTTGGTTCTCATTCGCCAAATTATCAGTATCGGCACGGTTACGTATAGTGTTAAGGTGTAGCCTATTTGTTGCAGGGTTTCAGCCATCTAACTTCTCCCCCTCTGCTTTAGCTTTATTTAACACCTGACTTATCTCTAATGATCTTTTCGCCCAATTAACCATATTAACCTTACCTGCTATTAGATCGTCAACGTCTAAGTCAATACGCTTTATAAGTTCCACCATCTCCCGGTTTATTTCTTTCAACCGGGCGCTTTCTGCTTTTAATTTATAAACGTCTTCTTCCATGTCTGTTACTTGTCTTTTAAGATACACGACCATTTCTTCCGGTGTTTTCTTGTTGGGCTTCATTCCCCTTCCTCCTCCTTTGAAATTTTAAATAGATAATCTATTATTGTGCTGCTTACAGCATCAGGTCGGTCATCTAAAAAGATTTTGTCAATAG